AAACCTCTAAGAAGTTTCCGCTAATGTTTGGGCTTGGCTCTTCAATATCTTGTTCATCTCCTTCAATTTCTTGAGGGAATAGTCTTGGATAATTCTTGGTGACAAGTTGTATTTGCGAAAAAAAAAATCACTTATTCCTTTTGCAACTGTAATCGGGCAATTATGTAATATGTCATCCGATTTCGTATCAAACTCTTTATCTCCAGTGTCAAGGATGGCAAGTATAATATGAATCTTATCTGATAAGTCTTCCTTGCAGGTTTCTAAGAAGTCAATCATTTGCCCTGCCTTCATATCACTTAGCTTGATGACAAAGTTATATCCGTTCCACTTAGTTACTAACTTGGTTTTAATCGGTTGCTCTAAAAAGCCATACTTAGCCGTTAGCTTAGTTATCTCACTTATCTTTAACTCTAATGCCTCATCAAAGGTTAAACCCTCTATCGCTGCTAAGACTGCTAACTTTTTATCAAACTCATCTTCATACAACTCACTTGCTTTTTGAAGTTCGTATGATTGCTTAATACTAATGTTTTCCCAATTCATTGTTTCAAATATAATACTTTTACCTAATATCATACTTTCCATAGTTCTTATTTAACGATGTAAAGTAATAACGTAAACTGTCAATTCCGTGATTATAGGCATCAATAGGCTTATTAATTTGTTTTCCTGACCTATCTGTATCCCAAATATAACTTCGTAGTTCTTTGATTAGGTTTGTTGATTGTTTAGTTACTAAGAACTTTTGTTCTTGCATAAGACTAATTCCAAACATAACGCTATCCTTTCCTTTGTCAGCACCTTTAATTCTGTATCCATAGTTTGATATGTCTTGAATCGTTTTAGGCTCTGCACTATCTCCCCATATCGTTACACTTCTATCTACTCCCTTTGCTTTATACATATTTGCTATCTCACTATTGACTAATCCTTTTTGGTAGATTATTTCATCAAAGATATATTGTCCGTTCCATTTGTAGATACCTATTAACGTTGTTGGGTCGTTAGTAAATCCCCAGTCTGCACCGTAACCCAATAGTTTAGCTTCCTGTGGTAATTGTTCAATGTCTGTCCAATTACTAAACACTACACCTCTAAGGCTTCCAATGTTTCCAAGTCCATATACGTTCCAAAGGTTTGCCCAATACTCATTTAATATAGTGCCATCGGGGTTATATCCTTTATCTTTATAGCTTAGTATCTCTTTTCTTTCGTTCTCATCTAATAACTCATTATCAGCATAGGTAAGTTGAAGGAAGTCACAATCATCTCTACCTATTACCTCCTTGTCTATAAAGAACTCTGCATCGGGATTGTAGTCACAAAATATCTTATTTGCTCTACTTGCCACTTGTCGGTAGCTTTCAAAGTCTATTTTATTTACCTCATTAAAATAAGCTATGTCACATCTTAATCCTTTGCCTATGTCTTCCTTATCTAATCCAATAAACTTAATGAATGAACCATTTTTAAATCTATATAAAGTACCTGCTAAGAAATGGCTCTCTTGATATATTCCTGCTAACTGCATCACTTTAACAAAGTCTTTGATGACCGTTAAACGCATCTTAGTTAGTTCTTCAGATACTATTAAAATCTCTTTGTTGGCTTTGCTACTGGCGTGATTGATTAATAGAATTAATATTGAAATTGTCTTACCTGCACCTTGACCACCTCGTATTACTTTAATACGCTTCTTTAATCCGCTTATCTTTCTTAGTGCTGTGGTCTGCTGAATCATTCAAGAGGGTCTATGTTTAAAATGTTTACGTTAGCGGTAACATCTGACTTTGTTTGTTCAGCAAGTCCTACAATTCTATTACCCATATTTGAATTAAAAAACCCTAATAAAGTTCCTGTTTTTATATTATCATTACGTTCTGCATATATGTGCGTAACGATACCCAAGAACTCAGGCTCATATTTATCTGTTTGTTCAAAATATTGATGAATAAAATGTCCATACTTATTGTGATACCAAGCAAAAAACCCATCTAAATCATAAGGCATAGGTGGTTTGTCTTCTACTCTATTTCCATCTTTACCTACATATTGAATTTTAGCCCATTTAATAGCTTCACTATCTTTATGTTGTTTAAATTCTTCCCACGCATCTTTTAGTTCTTGTCCTTTTTTAAATACTCTTGTTGGGTGTGGCATAATTATATCTTTTTAAATACTCTAATATACAATTTTTTTACCGCCATAGCAATTATACTCATATATTTTTATCTTTAATTATTCGGGTTAATGCTCTACCAATACAACCGCTACAATTCAAATCTACTGAAGCATGATATGTTTGTTGGTAGTAATGTCTTAACTCACCTCCGTATTCTCCTAAACTAACTGCTTGGGAAGTTTTATATTCTTTTACTTTTTCAAGTAACCCTTTGCTTAATTCCATTTGTTTAATATTTCTAATCTACGTTCATTAACTGTATCAATCAAATATCTTTTTCTTATATCTTCGTGGAGTTTACTACTTAAATCATTTTGCATATTAGCATTGTTTAACAGCATTGTAGCATACTTTTGGAAGTCTGCCTTATCTTTACACACCAAACTATTAACCATGTGATTTGAAAGCATAGAATAAGGGTGTATGTCTGATACTATTACCGCCTTCTTTGCCCATCCACTTTCAATCATCTTTAATTCGGATTTGTTTTTGTTAAACTGATTATTTTTTAAAGGTATTAGACTAATAGAAGTATCGTGATAATGATTCATATATTCATTCACATTTAACATATCTTTTTTTAACGGGTGCTTTATTTTACCGCACATTTTAAACCATTCATCAGAGTAATGATAACCGCATAAAGTAATCGGTTCTTCTATTTCGCCCAACAGTTCCAAGTCCATTGCATGGGTGCTTGAACCTTGCCACATTATTTTATTATCAACTGTAAAATCTTGATTGTATTGTGGTTCATTTGGGTCTATTGCATTTCGACAAACTGTTATCTTTCGCTTATCAATTCCTAATTTGATTATTTGACTTCGTAAATGTGAATGTGTTGTCGTGATGTGGTCAGCATATTTCAATTGGTCCTGAATACATTTTGCAAAGTTAGTTTTACGGGCAAAACTATACATTGGGTGACCGGGTACTATATCCCAATAATCATCCAAATCCATTATTATCTTTACTCCTGCTATTTTAGCTTTGGCAAATATTGGTGAAGGGTCTAAGATGTCTGATATGTTACGGTTAAAAACAATCACATCAAACTGTTTAAGTTCTTCAATAGTTACCATGCCACCTTCCCAGTGTAGAGATGGTGTTTTTAAAACATCATGTCCTGCACTTTGCAAAGCATTATAAGGCACTTGCAGTCTGTGATAGAATACACCGTTGTTAAAACTACCTACTAATAATATTCTCATTCAACTGTTTTTTTACTTTTTTTATTGTTTGATGGATTGCACCGTATTTAATTCCTGTTTTTGCTGATACTTTTCTTAAACTTCCAAACTCAATATATAATTCAAATATCTTTTTGTCATACCAAAATAACTTTTCTAAATTTGATTTTACTTTTATCAGATTGGTTTCAAATTGTGCATCTTGTTCTTTGTCGTATTCTTCAGCAAAAGTAAATTCAAATTCAATGTGTTTATGACTTTTTAAAAATGAATTGTTTTTGTTCCGGGCTTCGTTTACTATCATTCTGTAAATATAAAATTGAAGATAACCTTTTAAATAAATCTGCTCTAACTTTACTTGGTCAAATTCTAATATCTTAACCCAAATGTGTTGAAATAAATCATCCGATAAATGCCCTGCAATTTGACAGGTATCTTTAATATATGATACCTGTGTCAAATGCTGTATTATACAATCTCTGTTCAACCATACAAATATAGTGTTTAGTTTACAAATGTTTCATTGCCTTAAATTCAAGTTCCCGTTTATGATTCAGAAGTTTTACAATAGTACGGCATATTAAAATTTGCTTATCTACTGACCTTTCACTTACCATCTGCTCGGATAGTTCTTTTATTCCGTTGTTTATGCTTTCTATTTCTTCCATCTTCCAATATTTAGGTAAAATTCGGGGTCTTTTTTCACTCTATCTCCTAATGCTTTATTAAATATTTCTACTCGCTTCCAATGGGGAATGTTTAACCATCGTTTTCCCAAAAGTTCTTTTCGCCCAATTTTGTTTGTTAGCTTCCAAAAATCAGAAAAGGTTGGATAATCTTCTATCATCTTATTAAGTGATAAGTTGTAACTTCTGTTTCTATATTGTATCGGGTCATAACTTTCTTTTCGGTGGTTTCAAAGTTTACGCCTTGACGTTTCAGTCTGAACATAATCCCTGACAATCTCCAGTTCCCGTACTTGTCTAAACATTCACGTTGATTAATACTACCATAATGGTTTAGATGCCATCTTACTGCTTCGGTTGCGTTTTTGTGGCTTGGTTCGTTTTTAAAAATGTTAAATATGCTCATATCTAATTAAAGTAAAAGTCTGTTTGTTTTTCCATCCATTTGACACAAAGATAATATACACTTATTCTTGGTTCGTGGACATTTTCCTCAAGGGTTTGAACCGTTGATTTGTTTATCCCTATTTCTTTTGCTGCCGTTGCTCTGCTTAGTCCTTTTGAATTTCTAAACATAAATAGGTCTTCGGCAAATTGTTTTCTGTTAAACATTTTTCAAATATCTATTTTTATATAATACGATTATCACTTTTGCTAATTTGTAATCAATCTAAATAGCTTCTACTTTTTCAGTCAATGCTTTTTCAATATAATAGAATGCCCGGTTTACAGCTACTTTGTAAATGTCATCAACTTCATACAAGTCTTTATGTTTGCCTATTCCATAAATCGCACTGGTGTGGTCACCCATTCCTTTGTTGGTCTTGAATCCTAACTGCAATGCTAAATCTGAAAGGTTGTACTTAGGGAAGTATTGTTTATGAATAAAGAAATAACAGAACCTTGCTTCCGGGTATGGTCTTCGCCTCGTTTGGTTTGCTATTTGAAAACTTGGAATGCCAAAAGCTAATTCAATATTTCGCTTCATCATATCTTCTATTTCAGGTCGTGATAAATGACTTTCATCGGCTTTGTTGTAATCTACTACCAATAGTCTTATTTTTCTTCCTGTAAAGGCTGCTAATTGCTTTTCAAACGTTGCAATCATATCACTAATCATTTCTTTTTTTGTCATTCTCATAATAAGTTTGTAAATCTTTAATTGTTACTTCGTCAATTTCTATATTGTGAAATTCTGCTGCCTGTTTTATTATTAGTTCAAAGTCTATCATGATTTTATTTGATAGTAAAATTCGTTGTCTAATCTAAATGCTTTTCTAATCGTGTTTTCAATACTTGAAGCCGTTTTTAACTTTCGGTAAATATTGCCGCCTTTCATTTGCTCATAAAAAAACTCATCACGTTCTTTGGTTGGTGCATTGGCTAATACTTCAAACCAATCCATCAAAATTAAATAGCCACGTTCTGATTCTTTTAAGATTCGTTCTTGTGCTTCTTCATCTTTTGTGGTTGGATGTATAAAATATCTGTCTTCTAAAGGGTATGGGTATTCTATCTTATTGCCATACATATCTATTTCAGGGCTTGTCAGGTAAAGTATAACACCTCCACAATCTTTGCCTTCTGCAATCATTTGCATTTGATTTTGGAAGTAGTATTTTTTAGGTAGTCGTTGGCATTGTTCAAGGTAGGTATCCACGTAGTAAGGACATTTTATGTCATAAACTCCAATATCTCCTATGCAGTCAGCAGATGCACCACACCAATCATTAATAGGTGTGTAGATGTCGTGCCACTTGCAGTTGTCCATTTCGCTTACAATTAACTCGTATGCTTCGTACTGGCTTATTGTTCCGTGCTGCATTGGCTTGGTATCTAAGTTATCTGATATGCCTAATGATTCCATTGTTTTGCGAAGGAGATAAGATTCTGCTGTCTTACCTCCCGTTAATAGTTCGCCTATTCCTGATGCACTTATTTTAGAGTTCATTTGCTTAGTTCTACTTTTTTCTTAGTTAGCATAGCTTTGATAGTTGGGTTTGCATCTATTGTGGCTTTGTTACCGTTGTAAAGTGCCATAAGTTCATCAATAGTTTTAACCTTGTTTATTTCACTTGCCCATTCTGAATATTCGTAAATGTCGGATTGGTTTTCGGTAATTGGGTTTTTCTTTTGTGGTTCAGGCTTATGACTATCAAAGTCTAAATTATTGTCAGTAATACCGAATGCAGAAGTCTTTAAATAACGTTCTGTATATGTCATACAACCGCCTAACTGTTGACTTATATTGGTAGCCTTTATTTCAGGTATTGCACTTGCCATTGTGTATTCTAATTTATCTTCTGTTTCACAATCAAATATTGTCAGAACTCCAAATACTCCTAAACTATCCCTTATCAGGTCAAACTTAGTAAGCATCTTTTGACTTTGGCAAACTTGCTGAACCAAGAACTCTATTTGCGAAGGTGTAAAGTAATCGTAATTTGAAAACTTGTTAGTACCTTCTTTTTTAAGTTTGGTTTCCTTAATCTCTTTTTTTGCTGCTGATATTTTTTCTATTAACTTCATATTAATTTATGTCTTTATAATTTTGTTCGTTTACTACTGTCATCTTTGCATTAATAAGCATTTCTCTAAATTTTGGGTTATCGTGCATCAATTTTACAATAGCACTTATAATTACTAATGGGCTTGTATTTTTACCACTTTCCATTAGTCCCTGAAATTGTGCTTCAAATGCTGATGCCATTATTGATAAATCTTCACCATCTACACAATTATTGTAAACAAAGTGCTTATCTCCATCATATACGCCTACAACATATAATAATTCACTACTTTCCATTAATCTTTTTAGTTTTGTTTCTATTTTCATAATAATACTGTTTCGGGTGTTACTTGGTATTTTGATACTATTGTTAATTTTGTATTTTTTTTGCAACTATACTCATAATGATTATTTGGTGTTTCTTCAAAATATAAAACTACTTCATTTTTGAATATATCTTTATCATCAATAAACATAAACCTTTTTTCTTTTGGCAGATATACAAATACATCCATAGGACAATTTTTAGCCATTACTTCTATTGTATCTAATCTCATATTAATTTAATTGGTTTTTGTATTTGTTTAATTCTTTTTTTTAACTTTCGTTTTTCAATTTTACGAAAGATTGATTTAATCCAGTTGTTAATTAGCTTTTCCATTGTATGTCTTTAATTATGTAGTTAATTAATTGATGTTGCTTTTCAGTTGAGTTAATAAATAAGTCAGAGTAAATAAACTCCTGTGGATTCAAGTCGATAATTTCGCCTTCAGAACATAGTAGTTCGTTTGCTCCAGTTGCTTCTATCCACTCATATACTTTTTCTATGCTTATTTTTAGCTCTGTTACATCGGGAATAGGAAACTCATATCCTTTTGGAAATATAACTTGATATTCGTTGATTAATGGAAACTTCATAATTCTAAAACTTCAATACTTTTCATAGTGGTTTCAAAAAACTTTTGATTAGCTTTAAATACTTGCTCTACTTCTGATTTGTCGCAAAGTACCAATTCTTTAAATACAATCATTGATGATTCTGGTGTAGTTTGATAAGTAAAACCTTCAGTAATACATAACCCTAACTTTTCGCTAAAAAAAGCATAGTAAGTCTGTTTGGAATAATTGTAATTTGTTTTGTAAAAACTTGGAAATGTAACTTCAATTTCCGTGGCAATTGTTTCTTTTACTGTTATTTTCATTTTTTTAATTGTTTAATTGTAGAGCAAAATACGTTCATTCATTTCATATATTTATCGGGTTTGCTAATTTGGAATCATTCTAAATAATACGTGATAAATTATCTAAATGAACTTTCTTTAACATTTCTTTATGCTGCTTCTTATCTCCGTATTCAATGTGATGTTGCCTACATAAACACATTAAGTTGGTAATATCTTCATCCTTTTTAGTTCCACCCATTCCCCGACATTCAATATGATGGATATCAACTCCACGTTTACTACAAGTTGGAATTTCGCAAGGGATATAATCATGTATATCATATCCAAATACTTTTAAATACAATTTTGTATGTGGCTGCATATTTTAAATTTAATATATTCTAAACCTTTTTTTACCATTACCTTTTCTAAAACCATTCGGTTAATATATCGGTCATCTATTCCGTATCGTTTACAAATTATATCCGTAATTGGTTTTTCAGGATTAAGCAAATCAGATAATTTAGAACTAAATCCAAATTCATAATAAAACTCATAAGGTGCTGCTGGTATTTCTATTGTAGGTAATAACCATAAACAACTTGTTTCATAGCTTTTATAAATAGGTGTTTTAAATCGTTTGCCCTGCCAAACTTGATTAACCGATAAAGGCTTAATATTTATTTTTATCATTATTTTTTAAAATCTGTATTGGTTTGCTTTTTTAATTGCTGTTGTAAACGGTTCTGCATCACTCCAGTCTTCATCACCTCCTGAATGCCATAGAAATCCATAGCTTTCTTTTATCTTGTCAGCAAAAGGAATAATATCGTATTCAATGCCTCCTTTGCCATAATATTTAGTTGGTCTTATGTTCGGTATATCTTGCAATAAAAGTAAGTTGTATTTTTCTGTAAACATAATCCATTTGTAAATATCTTTAAAATTATGGTTGATTGGTTTTATTTCTACCCAAATATCATAATCGGTAAAATAAAAATCAGGTAAATATTTTATTCCGTTATTTTCAAAACCTTCTTTTTCGTATTCCCATCTAACGCCTATTTCATCAAAAAATATTGCCCATTTAGCCTCTAATCTTGACCTGAATAAATGTCCTTTATATTCTGTGTTAATAGCTTTTGGTAAAGGGTTAGATAGTTTTTTATTGCGAATAATATCCTTAAATTCTTCAGGATGTTCTTCTATATATTTTAAATTTCTTATTCTCATATTAAAAAGGAACTTGGTCGGGTGGTAATGGTTCTAACATATCTCTAATTCCGTAAGATTGTGGTAATGTTTTATCTGAATAAATATAGTCTGCCATATAATCCTTACCGTTAAATAAATATCTTCTTTTGCGCCTATTCAATTCAAACTCCAAAACTCCTTTCTTACCTACTGTTTTTTGCCGTCTTATTTTTTTAGTATGCAATTCACAATCTTGACTATCAGGTTCTGTTTGATGGTTAGGTCTATGGTAAATTAATATGTTATCCATTTTATTATTCCACATTGCCCCGTCTGCTATTTCAAATACATCAGGACATGGATAATTCTTTTCGCCTTGTTCCTTTCTTAATTTATGTGGATGTGCTACAATTACAAAGTAAACGTTATTTGTTTGAGCAAACCTCGTACAATCAGCTAAAAAAGTTTCTAAATACTTATCTGACCTTCCAACCTTACTGTAATCGTTCGCCATTTGGTTAAATGGGTCTATTATACAACCGTCTACTTTTTCTTTAATAATTAATTCCAAAAATCGTTCTTTTATATATTCAGGTGTAGGTGAAATATCTTTTGGGTAAATATAAAAAATGTGTTTTGAAATCCAGTCGTATGCTTCTTTATATGTCATTTCAGAAGGTTGATTTGGGTTAAATGTCGTGCAATCGCAACCTAAATATATTTCAGTCATATCGTGATAAAATTCTTCAGCAGGATTATCTTCAGGTGTAAAAAATGCAAATCTATTACCGCTAATAATTGCCTTCATCAATAGTAGGTATTTTAACATTGTAGATTTTCCATAATTACCTATCCCTGAAAGTAGTGTTATTTCGCCTCTTTTAAATTTAAAGTAATAATCTAATTCTGGTATTCCTGTACTTTCAACACTTTCATATCCATTTCTAAATATATTTATTGCACGTTCTTTTACATCCTCGCCATAAATAACATCCTTTGGTCTAATATCTTCATTGTAAATGTCAGGGTTAATTTCTTCTTTTACTTCGCTTCGTGTTACCTTATCAACTAATATGTCTTTTTCAAATGCAGCCGACCCGGCTAATTGTCTATTAGCCCTAAAAGCGCTTTTTATTGCTGCATAACATTCTGATTGAGAAAAACTGCTATCTTGATTTAAAAATGTAGAATCGCAATTTGATTGACAACTTAATTCAGACATACCAAATCTGCAACAAGCAGAAGCTAATTTAAAAATAAAAGCATTTCTTTCACCAGTTACAAAAGCATTACCTCTATTTGTAAGCCATTTTAAAATATTATTAAAAATTTCTGAACTATCCTCAACCCTTTCCTTTATCTCAATACGTTCTGTTTTTTGCGTTTTAAGGTATGTTTTAGCCTCATGGTTGATATAAATACCTTCATCCCAACTTTCGTAGCATACACGACTTGTATTCTTGCCACTATCATCTATTTCGGGTAATTCTTTTTTTAATGAATGGAAATGCTCTAAATGTTTTTTGCCGTCTGCTATTTTTACAAGCATCTTTAACCCATTACCACTTGGACTAACCCAACAAGCATAACAATAGGCTAAAGATTGCAATTCTAATCTTTTATTTGGTACATCATAAATATTGTCAAAATCTAAAACAATAAATCCTGAATGCTCTATTATACTTGAATCTGTCCTTTCGTTGGTAAATTTACCTGAAAAACATACAGAAGGCAAATTCTTTTTTAAGGTATTTGCACGTTCTTTATCAAGTTGTTTTCTTATCTCTAATACTTTATCTTTACTAACACCAGTCTTAATCCTTTCAAGCACAAACTCAATAGGTCTATGATATGCTTTCTTGCTGTATATATCTGAATATATTGTTACCATTGGTTATCTTCTGTTGAAACGTATGAAACTTTTTTGTTATCTTGCTTTTTTAGGTTTTCAGGCTTAAACCAAACACCAATTGCCTTTTGTTTCCAACTCTTTACTTTCTTGCCATTTGTATCTACCCAATTGGATGAATCGTAATAGTTATAAAACTTTATTGCGCTATCTTCCGAATATCCATTGCTTGAAAAATAATCAATGACAAATTGTAAAGTTATTTCATTATTATTTACATTATCATTTTTATTATCATTATCCTTATCACTATATTTATCTTTATCCTTATCTTTATCCTTATCGGTATTTTTGGTATTTTCAATTATACCAATTTTACCACTCGTATTTTTGGTATTATTTTTATTCCAACGTTTACCAATATTTTCCTTATTTTTTTCACATACATTATTATACTTAATTCTATTCCTATCAATGCTTTGCCTTATTGGAATAAATACAATTTTAAGTAATCCTTGCAAATCAGGCAATATATTTGTTTGTTCATATTCAAATATTGCTTTGATTAACTGCCCTGCTTGGTCATCAGAAAGTGTATCAAACACCTCCTTTAATTCAGTAAATAAAATTAATGTTTTTTTTATCATGTTGCATATTTTTTATAAAATAGATAGGAGGCAAAGAAATTGCAACATGACTTATCTCGCTTTGAGATTGAAGCCCCCTATCTATAAATGTCTTTATTTGTATCATGTTGCAAGTACAAATATATAATCTTTTTTTTAAAATGGACAAATTATTTTTTCAATCTTAATTAATTCTTTTCGGAGTTGCAATACACTTCTGAATTTACCGTTTATACAATAGCCTTTAGTGCCACTTACAACTACTTTTCTAACTATCTTGCCTCTTAATGTATTAATACATATTCCATTGTCCGTAAATTGATAATTCGGGGCTGTTTTTAGATGCCATTTCAGGTCGTAATTAATTGTAACTTGCATATTTTTAAAAGTTTAATATTTAGTTTTATCTCTCTTACAGATTAGTTAGTGGCAAGCGGGTGGACGTGTTCCAAATCAACATTTGTGCAGGAAAGTTTTTTAAAAATGCCCCACCGCACTTTTGTTTTTTCAAAACAATTTGGTTTGTGCTGTTTCATCTTTTATTCGTTTTAGTGCTTTTTTGAAATATTCCTCATTTAATTCACTTCCTATAAAGTTTCTATTTTCAATTTCACAAGCAATGGCAGTTACTCCACTTCCACTATAACCATCAAAAACTAATTCGTGTTGGTTGCTAAAAGTCTTAACAAACCATTGCATTATTTCAGTAGGTTTTTGTGTTGGATGCCAGCGATTAACACTATTGCACTCATCTTGCTTTGCCATTATTGAAAGTAAATTTGTCGGGTAGTTTTTTGTTGGGTCGTAATCGTCTGAATATTGACCGTTATGTTTTCCGTATGTAGTTGTTTTGTCTTGTGGCTTCCTGTTCCCAATCGGTCTTATATTGTGTTTTGGTTTATCAGTTAAAATAGGGTTGTATGTGTATTGCCCATTTTTTACGCTTGAAAATATCACTACATCTTCAGTTTGTTTTAATGGCATTTTTTTAGCGTTCAAAAAGTTTGAGCCAGTCATTTTATCCCAAGTAATTCTAATCTTAAACCAATCTAAATTTGACATAATTAAACGGCTTGTAAACGGTTCATCTGCAAAAACAGATATTACACCGTTTGGCTTTAATATCCTTTTCCATTCAGCCCATAAAGCCGTTAAATCAATATCGTATTCCCATTCACACTGTGTTGTATTGTATGGTGGGTCTGTCAATATTAAATCAACCGTTCCAGATGCTATCCTTTTCATAGTTAGCATACAGTCCTCATTAAACAATTCTATTTTTCCCTCGCTTCGCATTTTTAAAAAACTTTCTTTAGTGTTCCAATTAAACTTTAGTGCTGAAAATCCCGCCAGCTACTAACAGCGGTTTTGTGCTATTTGCCCCATCAACATTTGTGGTAACTTAAAACTTTGTGCAAGGGGCAAACAGACACAAAGCCGCAAAACGTTAGGTGCAATTAATCGAGATAGCACTTAACATCAGTAAATCTATATTTGTTTCCTATTACAAACTTACCATCCTTAAATACCGTATAGGTTTGGTCATTAGCATTGAAGTAAACATTAAAACCTTTGTTGCTTCCAACTAATTTAAGGTTATTAACTGCACCTAACAGCACATTGGCGTTATTGCTTTGTTCTTCGTTTGATACTTTTGTCATAATATTAAAGTTTATTGTTTCTAATTAAATTCTGTGGCAACAACGCCAATCTGCAAACCGTTATCGGCAACCCTAAAAGACAGTGCTACCATCATCATTTGCGACTAATTCAAAGTTTTTCCAATAAATAATTTTTCCGAAATATTGACCATCAGGATTTACAAACCAATGTTTCATTTGTTGCCAATTTTCAAAACCATCTCTTATAGCTAATTCATTAAGCCCTTCAATAGTATTAAATTTGCAATCTCCAATATAAACTACATCATTTTGCCAATCTTCTGCACAAGCAAAATCCATTTGTATAGTTTCAACTCTCGAAACTTCACCTACTCCAAATTGATAAGGTTTGTTTTTACCTCTTGTATTTCGTGGATTTCCTAACCAAAAATGTATTTTAGTTCCTACTTTCCATCGGTTGTGCTTATCATCTCTGATAGTATGCACCTTCACGCCTTTTTTTATTAGCGTTCTAAATTCTGTTTTTGAAAATGTTAATAGCATATTGTTTTTATTTAGTTGTTAGTAATCATTCCGAAAGAAGGGCAGCCGATAACAGCACATAAGCTAAAACGCAATAGGGAGTGTCCTGCTATGAACATAAGGTAATGCACATTTACCGTCTGTTGCTTCCATCTTATCTGCTGTGCTGCTGTCATCCTACTGCGTTTAGCCCAATTCCGTTATGTTCAATATTTTAAACTTTTGCCACCGAACGGATAAGTCTTTTATTTTGTGAAATTTTAATCCAATCATATTTATTTTTGAATTTGTAAATGTATTGCTTGTAAGTTTTTTCATCTTTCAAAAATTTCTCAACTGACTGAAATCCTATTTGAGAAAAATCAACATCAAAATAATAGTGTCCGCCTCTTTCGGTTTTCCACCACCACATAATCCAAAACATTTTATTCTTTTGTAACGCTTCAATTATATCTTCATTTCCACTCCATCCGCCAGTATGTAATTCAAGCATTAAAACTGGTCTTTCTTTATGTATATGGTCAAATCCCCAATTTTCAATAAAGTAGTTTTTGTATTCCCACATATCTCTTAATTTTTCAATTAAATTATGAGCATCTTTTACATCCCAATTTTGGATTTCTTTCAATTCTTTTTCTATGTGATATTCGCTATTATAAGCCATCGTAAAAGTTTAAAATAAATCAGGGTTAGATTCTAACTGGTCCTCCACTAATCGTTCAACTTCTTTTAATGTCTTATGGTTGTAAATTCCCAACTCAAATCCGTTTATCTTTAATTTATTGATGGTCTTACACCAATATTCGGTTATCGTTAATTGGTTGGGGTCATCGGGATGTGTCGCAGGATTGTCAGTTTCAATTCTAAGTACATCGCAAGATACTTCAATCTTTACTCCTTCGCTTTCGCATAATGTTAGTTCTAATGTCTTTTTCATGTTTTGTTTAATTGTTGGTTCAAAATACGTTGTTCTGATTTTAATAATCAAGTAGTTTGACTAATTTAAAATTAATCTAAATAAGAAAATATATAAGCAATAACATCTACTGTCCAACCGTTGCCAAGCATCTTGTATCGTTGAGAATCTGAAACGTGAGCGGTGTATCCATCTTTAACCGTCTGCAATCTTTCGCATTCTGTTGGCGTTAGTCTGCGGATGCGTGAGGTAATATTAGCAATCTTACTAATTGAATCCATATACTCACTACTACTTCCTGCTCTCCCTTGTGCAAGTGTCAGCGCATTGGCTTTGTCTGAATTTATATTTGGATTAAATTTCTTTTCTTGATTTTCATTAAGAGCTTTAACCTCCACAGCGTGACTTCTTCCATCAGTATTTAAAGCAGGGCTAATTCCATCAATATCATAAATTCTATCTTCGATTGCATTGGTGCTACCTGTTGGTGCAATTATAAATCTATCGTTATGTGGTAATTTTAATGCAGGACTTTTATCTTTATCTATTGTTTGATTATATGTATCAAGGTGTGCAACTTCTCCATTAGTAAATATATTATTATCAACTATTTTTTGCAATCTTTTATCTTTGCTTGTAAGAACAATGTTTTGGATTATAAAATTATCATCCATTCTGCTACCTTCTTTTGTTGTTACTGCCTTTCCTTTTTTATTTCCATCAGTAGGTAAATAATTAAAACCATTTTTATTAATTTTTTGTTTTTCTGAATTTGTTTCTAAATAATTTAACATCTTCTCACTCAAAAAATACTTTTCATCAACTTCCGTTTCCAAAATATCTTTTAATAATATTTTTTTGTCTTTTGGTTTTCTTATAATAGACATTGGATAACCAAATAATCCTGCTGGTTCTAATCCTATATTTGTCCAATAAATACGCTTACGATTCTGAGCAGAAACTAAAGCTGAGTTTATATGGATACCATTAACTCCAATTGCCTTACTTAATACTTTTTCCCACTTTTCGCCCATCTCAACATTTTCAAGTAAAAAGTATTTAGGTTTGCATTCATATAGTAACCGCATAAATTCCCAAAACAAATAAGACTGCCCTTCAAATTCGTAGCCTTCTGCTTTTAATTCAAGGTAATGCTTTAAGGTTAATATCTCAGTTTCGCATTTGGTAGACATTCCTTTTCTTTTACCTGCAAATGAAAACGATTGGCAAGGACTTCCACCTATTAATAAATCAATTTTAGGTAAACTATACCCATCCACTCCTACAACGCTCCCTAATTGAATTGTATTGGGGTAATTTGCCATAGTAACTTGGATTGCATACTTATCAATCTCTGATGCAAAATAATTATCTACTTTAATACCAGTTCTTTCAAGTGCTTGTTGTCCGCAAGACATCCCATCAAACAGGCTCAATACATTTATTTTCATATTTTCAAAAGTAATATTTCAACTAATACGTTTTATCGGGTTTTCTAATTTAAAATTAATCTAAATAAGGTTTATTGTTTTATCTATTTATGATGCATAGAAGGGGTTTTATCTTGGGTAATACCTACCTGATTTTATTATCTCTAATCCTTACGCCAAATAAAACTGCTTGGGACTTCTTTTGAAGTTAGTATTATAGTCCTCACTACTTACTATTTCAGTTTCTTTTAATAGTATTGCCTTATTTATTGAATATTACCCGCCATAACCGCAAACCCCTTCAGAAAACGTCTATGGACTTCAACAATAACTATTTATTGGTATGTATTTCAAATTCGCCTCTTAGGATTATTTTTGATTTGATTAATCCGATACATCAAAGGCATAAAAAAAGCCCATCTATTGGAGGTAGAGGGCTAATTTTGAGGGTTTATATTATTTGATAATATTATAAAGTCAAATTTTCACGTTACCTCCAATAACTTGATTTCAAAATTACAACATAGGTTTTAATTATGCAAATTTATTTTAAAATAAGGTGCATTTACTAATTAATGGGTGCTATTCTAATCATTGAACCCAAATATCGGGATTAATGATGTATATTAACTACAATTTGTAAGGTTGTAATATTACTTTTTTAAAAATTAGTAAGATTCTAATATGTCTTTCTTTGAATCTATAATCATATTTTGTCCAATTTTTTTACATAAAAACTTACAATAGTTTTCCTTCGTGGATTCTTTTATTCTGCACCTCAAACGAACCATCATCTTCAATCTCAACCATACTAAACCCGTGATTCCATTTGTTGATTGGCATATATGCAGGATGTAATTCACTTAAACACCCTACACTCCAAGTAGTTGTTATCTTACCCTCTAAGTCACGTTCTGAATGTTCCGATGTCTGATGGTTATGTCCTTGCATAGCGTTTACTTTTGCTTTAAGGAATAATCCCCTTGCAATATTTACAGGACTAAATACACCGCCCTGAAATTCGTGTCCGTGTAAGATATTAAGGTTACCTGCTTTGATTATTCTTTTGTCAGAGATAACTTCAACATTGGCTCTTTTCTTAATTATCGCCTCCAAATTAAATTCTTCAACTCCAGTTAGTTCATTTGCCTTCATCCAAAGAAAATGATTATATCTTTCCTCGTGATTACCAAGTTTGAAATAAATAGGCACATCCCATATCTTTTTTAAAATGACAAAGAACTCCGCAAAGGCATCTAATTCTTCCCCAAAGTTTCGGGCTTTTGGGTCACGGACAAAACGACTAAGCATATGACAATCTATGGTGTCACCGTTTAAAAGAATAGCATCTACTTTTCTTCCCGATACATAATCGAAACAAGTTGATAAAGCACTTATAGAATGATAAGGGATATGAATGTCACTTAAAACTAAAAGATTGTGACATTTTAATTCAAATGGGCTATAATCGCATTCAAAGGATTCAGGTAGGTTGTAAGGATTCAAAGGTTTAGCATCCATAAATAATGATTTATCTTTTTGTATTTCTTTTCCTGATTGTCCTAATAATTTTCTGATGTTTGACCTTACATTTTCTTCATTGGTGTATAATAATGGATTTTCCTTATAAAACATTCGTGCTAATTTCTTATTAGGATAATTAGGGTATAATTTGATAAATTCTCTTAGCTGTTTTGTTTTTTCTAATTCTTGCATTTTAGTTTGTTAATTTCTCTTTCTAAATACCACTTTGCCTTTTCTAAATCTTCAACTATTTTATCCGATTTTTTTCCTGCCCTTGAAACATATTTTATAACGTTACCTAAATTATAACCAAAGCCTTTATCTTCTATAAAGTCAATCACTTCTATTTTTCCATCTCTATAATGTGCCGGGTTAATTGCGTCTGTCATAATATTAAAAAAAAACACCAACTACTTCGCAGCAATGGTGTTTGTACAATTAAACTTAAACATTTCAAATTTACTTTATTAAACTGAAGCTAACTAATATCGCAGCTACTATTCCTGCAAACAATTTATTTCGTTTAGTATTTGCATTAATTTTGTCGTATTCGTTTAGTAATTCTATTTTCTGCTTTAACAATATATCCGCATACCCTTTGTTTAGTTCTACTTGGTTTTTTAAGTTCCCAACTTGGGAATTGCAGGTTATTAAACTACGACTTTGTACTTTTATTAGTGTATCCTGACTTAAAATTATAGCATTTGCCTGTTCAACTACTTCAGAACATTCATTGGTAGTAACAACTGAATCTGCCCAAACTTGAACTATTTTAGTCTTGTATATCGTTTTAGCTGTTTTAACGTTCTTATTTAAATATTCTATACTATCATACAACTTTATGATTTGATTGCTGTATTCGCTCTCTAAATGGTCATAAATAGCATTTGAATCAGCTACTTCATTAATCACAATCGGTCTATCTTTGTATTCAGGGTTGCAACCGTATTTAAACACGAATAAAAAAAGCCCAACCGCTAAAAATACATTTAAATAATAACTAAATTTTTCTTTCATAATTAATCTTTAACAATTCTTACTTTAATTTTATCAAGTTCGTGGTTATATGCTAACTGCTGAACTGCATTCTTGCTAAACCAAGCACCAAAATTACCACCTCTTAATTTAATCAGATGTGCAACTGTCATCATACTTGCTTCCACGCTACCAAACTTAATAAAAGTTCTTACACCTCTTTTTTTTGCTAATGCTGATGTGTTTTCGGCTTGGCTGTGTGTTCCTGTTGGTTTGTATTGCGGATTATTTTCCCAAAATTCAAACAAAGAACTCCACCCATAAGGATATATAACTTTTGCACCAACCTCCATACCTGGACTTAAAGTTTTTAAGAAGTTCCCCGACTTAAAATGTGCAGTTTCATTTCTAAATAGTTGTTCCAATCTCTTGGCGTAATTTACACCGTAAACTTCTTTAACTTTATTTAGTGCTGATTCTATTTCTTTTTCTATCATAAATTAATCAGGGTAATAATTAAAGTCATCGTAAGGTTCAATATCCGTTACCGTCTGTCCAAGTTGTGTCGGGTCTTTCTTCTTCATCCATTACTTAGTCACGCCGAACATCTTAGACAAGGTAAACACAAACATATCTACACCCTTTAAGTAAACACCTATTTGAACTTTTAAAGTGTCTTCAATACTTGGGTCGCTTGCTATGATAAAAGTTGCTACACCCGTAATAGCAAATACTATTCTAAATGTCCATTTTGCCCAATCAGGAGTTTGGCTTACTATTGCCTTTCGGGTAAAAGGTCTTATTGCTTTACTGCTCGTTTTTAACTGCTTTTTCAACATGATATGGGTCAATTTTATTTAAAATCCAAGCAATGGCTGAACCTAAAGGATAAAGTGTTCCTTTGGCTTTGTTCATTCCTAATACATAACTTACCGTTTCATCAGGGTTTCCGCATCTGTGTCCATTTGGTTTAATCATAAAGTCATTAAATAGAAATTGACATACAGTATTTCCTGTTTGGTCAATACTTAAAGCACACTGCCAAAAATAATAACTTAAACCTTTGTGGAAGATAGAACGAATTAATCCATAAACTAAAGAGATTGGCATTAAAATAAAAGCCATAACACTGGCAATTATTAGTAATATTAAATTTATCATATTATTTCTTTAAAGTTGCTTTGTATTTTTTATATTCGTTAAGAGTTCTTCCTAATGTATATATTATTGTAGCTAACAATAAAATTGTCTGCAATAGAATATTTAGGTCAGCCGTATTTATCGTTATAAAACAAAGGACATTTGCCCCAAGTACTTTTAGGTCTTCTAATTCTATCATTATTCGGTTGGTGGGAATGGTGGTGGTAAAGGTGGTGTATATTCTCCTTGTGGTAAATCTAAAACCCAAGCATATTGACTTGCTTCAACTTCTGGTGTATCTTCATCAGTAAGCATTAAATACCAAACTCCGTTAATGTCTTGAACACAATTTAAAAATTGATATTGGGTATAATATTGACCTTGTACTTGGTCTTTTTCTTCGGGTGTTAAAATATATCCTATCATTTATACATTTCTTGAAAGTGATGTTTGAAATGCTTGAACCGCAGTATAATAATTACCTGCTTGGGTGTCCGTTAATGAATCTCCCATATAAGCAAATGCACATTCTCTATTAGTGTAATATTCGCCACCTGCCGCAACGTGCCTTGCACCTAAATAAACTGAAAGATTAACACTTCCGAATGCTACTGTTCCTGAATAACTTGTTGAATTTCTTCTTCCTCCTATCGCTGTTGCACTTGTTCTAAATCCTTGATAAAATCCTGAAGAATTTGTATTTGTAACTGCTATATATCCTACTGCCGCAATAGTATTTGGCATTATGTAAAATGTATTACTCAAACAAACGTGCATAAAAAAATAATTTGTAGCCAAAGCACCCATTTCAACCATATTTTGAGGACCATTATTTGTTCTTGAATAATAACCCAAACACCCACTATTTGTACTTGCGTGTGTGCTTGAATTAAAATTAGTTTCCATATATGCACTTGTACCATTTGGTGTTGCTCCCGTACTTGCAAAAGTCCAACCCGAAGTAAAACTTCCCGTAAAACTTGAACTCTTCAAATTTTGAGCACACGCTGCGGCACTTGCCCCTACCATTGGGTAAATGGCTTTCATATTTGCCCAAATACCATAGGACTTTAAATCTAAAACAAGTTGCAATGTTGCACTTTGTTCGGTTGCATTCAATGAACCACCTGCGGCAATTACCCTATTATAAAATGCTGCATAATCTGCATCTACACCACTTTGGATTGAACTTGCTAATATTCCGTTACTTGCTAATATCATAATTTATGCTGCTATATCGCCAAATAAATACCATTCGTCTGTGGCTATTTTAATTAAAGTTGCACCGCTATATTGAACATTTAATTTTAATTTACCACCACTACTTCTTATTGTTACTCCACTCGTTGCCACTACCGTTGTTTGTCCTGCTCCATATTGTGCCAAAAGTATTTGTGTACCCGTTGCAAATGCAACTGAACTATTTAAAGGAATTGTCAAGTTGTTGGCACTTGCAACATTCATCTCAACTAATTTATCTGCATCGCCAATTACTAAAGTATAACTTGCAGTTTGTCGGTTGGTAGTTATTAGTTTTGCACTTTTTGTATCTATTTGTGTTTGGATGGCTGAAGTAACCCCATTGACATAACCTATCTCCGTTGATGTTGTTGTTGCTACTGCAACCTTGCCACTTGCGTTAGATACTAATGCTCTTGAAACTGTTAAATCACTTGTTGTGATTGTAGTTGCTGCACCCGTTATAGTTGCTTGAACTGCAACATCTCCTGAACCAAGTAATGAAGTAGAATTTACAGTTTTAATACTTGTTCCGCTTACTAAAGCATCCTGTTTCCCATTAAATGTACTCCAATTAGCAGAAGATAATGCACCCCTATTTGAAGCACTTGCATCTGGCAAATTAAAAGTATGAGTTGCAGTTGCCGAAGATATATTAAAATCAGTTCCTGTAGTACCCGTTGCTAATGATTGTATTTGTGCGGTTAATCCATTTAAAGCTGTTAAGCCACTTGTAAAAGTTGTTATTATTTGACCTAAATGACTATTCTCAGTATGTAATGTAATTGTGCGACCACTATTATTAACATAAAATCTAATTGCTAACCTATCAGTTAAAGTTAATACAGTTTGTGGAACTGCTAAAGCTGTTATATATAAATCAATAGCTGTACCTCCTGTAATGTTTTCAGGTGTTGCTGAATTACTTGCAATTAATGTTAAACTAGTACCATCGTATTTATATAATTCTACATAAAAACTTGGTGAGCCACCACTTGAAGATGCACTAAAATATGCTTCAAAATTCCAATTACCTCCTGGTATTAATAATTGATTGGGATCATTTGCATCGGTAATAAAACTTTGAATATAACCATTGGATGAAATTGTAAAATCAGTTCCAACTCCGATAATAGGTGTTTTATTTAATTCTTTAAAAGCTACTCCACCTAAAGTTCCTTGAGCTACCGAACCATTAAGATAGTAAGATACTGAAGAACCACCACCACTTGATTGTGGGAAGTTAGCAAGTGAACCATCGCCCCTTACATATTGAGAAACCACTCCAGCTCCTGTTATTGCTATTGTGCCACTTGTTGTTATCGGACTAGATGCAACACTAAAAGCACTCGGCATCGAAACCCCTACACTTGTAACCGTTCCACTTCCACCGCCACCCGTTGAAGCAATAGTTATTATTCCATCGGCAGTTGTTCCCGTTGTTGTTAAAGTTATACCGCTACCTTCTACTAATTTTACACTTCCACCTGTTGCAGATAAAGTTGTTGTGTGCGAAGTAGAATCTGATGTATTTGCTAATGTCTGATTGCCGCTATTAGTTCCACTTGTATTACCTATTACGGTAGCTTGTGCATCCGTTACATAGTTCTTATTGGTACTTGCTGCAATGTCGGCTGTGGTTGCATCTGCACCTGCCGTAACAAGTCCTTTGGCATCATATGTTATTTTTGTCTTTGTTGCACCCGTAATAGCAGCATTCTCATCTACCTTGCCATCTAATGCAGTTTGTGTTGCAGTAGAAACAGGCTTGTTAGCATCCGAAGTATTATCTACGTTACTAAGTCCTATATCGGTTTTAGTTAATACAACAACGCCAATATTAGAGTTAACGGATTGAACAGGTGATTGTGCCTTAATCTGTGTAATATCTATTTTCTTAGTGGTGTTATCACTTATATCCACAATAGGAAATACATCATCATTTGCGATGGTTACTATTGCACTTAATTCGGTTATTTTTTTATCTGCCATTATTTTTAATTTATTACTAATTTGCTACTATCCTGCTGCAATAAGAATCCTCCATCTTGTGTAAGTATATAGTCTACTAACCCTGTTGGAATATTTGACAAAGTTAATACATTACCTACTAAGGTGTATGTTGCATTTATTATATTAAGGTTGGTGTCTTTTGCTATTACTTGTAAGTCATCTCCTGCTACCGTTCCAACAAATACTAAATTATTGTCATAAACAGTAAACAAAGGTTGTGGTGTTGGTGTTGGTGTTGTTCTTTCAGGTATCCAACATTCATTCCACTCATAAGGTGTATTTATTGTAAAAGATAAAGTATGTCCTGCGTAATCCGATAAATATTTATGCTCTACTGGTTGTATTGAACTCTTTTTTGGTAAGTCAAATTCAATTTCACCATCGTAATTATATATCGCAGAGGAAATATCTTGAGCAACTTGAAGTGTATCACTCATTATATCTTTTAAGTTGCTTAAATCAGGGTTAAGAACGTCTAAAAACGCTAACTCAAAGCTATAATTTAATTGTGTTCCATCTGTGTTTCCCTGACTTACGTCATACCACATTAAAATCCCATCAACATCAGAGTTGTCAATTTCAGAATTAGCACCAAATATTACAGTATTAATATTACTGTGACTATTTGCAAATCCTTCTATTATCTTGAAAATCTGATTTAATGTCATTTAGTTTTATATATGCTTCTAATTTGGCAAGATTTTCTTTGTTCTTACTATTACCTCTACCTTTATTTATTTCTCTTTGTTTACGAACAACAGTCATCATCATCATCTATTCTTTCAAAGTTTGAATAATTACGTCTGATACCTCCTAAGTAAATTGAACTTTTAAACAAATCCTTTTTTGGAAGTATGTCATCATCTTTTGTTCCCGAAGTTAAATATTCAGGGAATAAAGTTTCATTTGCACAAAGGTACTTTCTTGTTCTGTCTGCAAAGTATTCAGCTTTGTTCATCATATTGCCGTAATCACTTAACAGATTTTCTCTATCTACATTGCTTGAATTTTCGCTGTACTTTTCTTGGAATCCAATGTTGGTAAACCTTCTTGATAGGATGCTTCCAATTTCAGCCATAATCCAATACCTCATTCCTTTATGCAAATAGTCTTGAAGTAAAATCTTATAGTTACCAGTTACGTTTGGACAATCAGTAATTAACTTGTTGTAAAGGTCTGTTCCTATTATTTCAACGACATACATATCCTGACAAGCTAAGATAGATTGTTGGATAAACTTATCATCCACGTTACCGTGAACGGGTGTATAAGTCTTAAAATCTGCTGCACTTAATAAATATACTACTGCCATTACTTTTGTCTTACTACTACTTGATTCCAAATGTGCCTACAAAAAGGAACTGCCACCTCTTTATTCGGGTCACGATACCAACCACCACGATATAACCACGCACTTGAATTATTGATAATATCAAAGTTATCCATATCGTTTTTGATTCCTTCAATCTCTTGTTTTGTGTAGAGTTTGTTTAAACTCATCATTTTTTGACAAAATTCCCTACTTTCACTCAATAATGCAGGTGCATCTGGTCTTAATCCATACCTATATTTGATGACTAAAGGGCTTAATTTAGGTGTTTTTGGCTCTATTTTAGGTATGTTCCCAGTTGTTGTGCCTGTTGTTTTCTCATCTTCTTCTGCTAATTTGATAAATTCCTGCTCATTATACTTAAAAATAGGGCTTAAATCTTCTCCATATTCCACGTGATGGCACTCTATTTCTTCATAATTGTCTGCACTTTCACCTACTGTTTCAAAATAAAAAGGCTTTGTTTCGCTTAATTTAACGGGTTGTACTGCTTCAGGTATAGTTAATCCATACATTTCAGTAACATAATCCAATAGAACTTGTTTAGGCACTATTTGTGCAATAGTAGATTCCGTTAATGGTAGAATATTAGCTAAAGGTTTCAGTTCTTTAACCTCTACTATTGGACTTAATCCAAATATTTCAAATATCTTATTTACAGAACCTAAAACAGTATCTTGTCTTGGCTTTACGTAAGTTTCTTTAAATAGTTCGTATGATTCTAATATCTCGGTTCTACCTCCTAATTGTCCTTCGGTCTTAATACCAAATAACATTCCACTTACTGCTCTATGTCCTATAATTATGTTTTCAGGAACTGCCTTAGCTCTTAGTTCAAATTGCTTATCTAAAGTGTTTGGTTGTAATGGTAAAACTTCGGCTGCTTGGTCTTTACCGTCTGCAAAATTATAAAGTATTTTACTCCCGTTCCCGTTGGCAAACTTTGCATTAAATCTTTTTTCTATTTGGTCTTTCTCTGCATCGGTTGCATTACCGTTTAAGAAATTAACCATCGTGCCACCAACAAAACCGTTCTTAACATTGTTAAGATGAAATTGAGCTATCTCTATTTCTTCTTCAATAGCTTCTAAGGCATTAATGTAAGGTGGTAATGAATAATGCTTCATACCGGGTCTTGGTTCGTAATGAACCAAAATACATCTATCGTGAATTACCTTTGGGTCATACTTTGGTAGTTCTAATATTTTAGGATTAAAATTAGTTTGTCGGTTTATAGGTGTTGAGAATCTTGTTTCCCAATCTAAAGAATAAAGATAAACAGAACTATCGTTTCTGTCTTCTGCAATCCTATCTATGTCTATATTATAAACCTCAATAGGTTTGCCAAATTGGTTTCTTAATATCTCAAACGCATAAGAGTTATGTATCTCAAAGTTAGTCCAAGTCTTTTTAATTAAGGCATCCCAACTTTCAAATGGATTAGGTCGCTTTAAAAATTGCATTGCCTTAGCAACTTCAATCATATTAGCTTTTTCAGGATTAATAAACAATCCCCTTCCTACTCCATAACTTATCTTACCATCTACTACTGCTCCATGCGTGTTGCCTTGATTGTAAAGGTCAATAAGATAAATAGGAAATAGGTTATCTATGCCTCTGCTTATCCATCGTTTGCCGTTGGTGTATCCTTCAGCAAATGATGGTCTATTATAAACGGACAAATCAACCGAATAAATATTTGGTTCTGTTTTAATCGGTTGTTTCATATACTATCGGTGCTACGTTCAATGTGCTTTCAAATTCAGTTTCTGTCAATGCTATTACTGGCACTCGTGCTATTCCTGTTTCCAATAAATAGTCATCACTTGGAATAGTCTGTGTTACTACTGATTTTTCATATACCTGATAAATGTAATCTCCCGAAATTAAAGTTACGTTTGCAGGTTCTGTTAAATTAAACCGATTGTATCTTTCAGGGTAAACACTTGTGTCAGTTAAAAAACAAGTACTAACTTTATTGGTTGTTTTATTCGTAAACACAAATAAATAATATGGATTTGTTAAAGTAACATTTTCTGTTAAAGTCAAATCTAATATACTTGTGGCTGCCCTATTAATTATAACCATTTCTTTAATAAGTAAAATTTTAAAAATTGTTTATAAAACAAAAAAGGCTGTAATTTCTTACAGCCTCCTTTGATAGTTAACTAATGATTATCCTGATATGTTTCCACTAAATGCAGGGAAGTATATTGTAGGCATATTACTTGGTTCAGCCGCTTCAAAGTTAAGCGTGTAACCGTTCATATCTCCATACGCTTTACCTGCTGTTGCTTCACTTGGTGCTAAATTGACACCATTGTCAACTCCTTGAAGCCAGTAGAATCCATTTTGGTCTTTTGCAATCAATAATAGGTCAGCCTGTGCAAGTAATAATATCTCTCTTTGCTTTCCAACTTCCATTTTACTTAAAAGTAATTGGGCTGTTTGGGCGAAAAATACTGTTCCATTTTCTTCACTTGTAGTGATTGATTCACCAAAAGTTGAAGTCTGCTTACGTGGTATATATTTATACCACGCAACTGTTCCTGTATAGCTTGTTACTTGACCACTTGCATTCTTTGTTACGGCAAAGTCAGTAGGTCGGTTTGCTAAGAAAAACTCCTTAACACCACCTGTTGAATCTTTACAACCTTTAACGAATCCTTGGGTTAATGCACAAGCCATAATTATACTAAAATAAATTCTACAATTTCACTTGGATAAGCAACCTGAACACCCATCTTAAATTTGGCTGTATATCTCATTTTGTCACTTTCCAAAATTTTCCACTCAACTTTATCAGAATCATCTAAAAGGTCAAAACCTTTGAAGAAGTTACGCTTTTGTCCAAGATAAAGTTTACTTGTTCCTGTTAATCCCGGTACTCCTACCAAAGTAACATTCTTACCAATTACACCCATTTCGTAATTAACCCATTTAGTTTGGTCAACGTGATAAAGGTTTGCAGTTTCTAAGGCTTGAACGTAAAGGTCAAACACATCAGTTCCTACAAATAATACTTGGTCACTTGCGTGTTTTAGTTTCTCTGTACGTGCTGCACACATTGCGTTAACAATTGCAATAACGTTTGAAGTTGTAATACCTGTTGCTACTGTTACGTTACCTGTGTTACCGTTGATTGCTGTTGCTGCTGTGATTATCTTGATAAAGCCATCAAACATTGCCAATACTGCATCACCTGAAGAGGTGTTACCTTGCCAAGTTGCTACTTCAATATTTTCTACGATTAAGGCTTTAAGTTCATCACTCATTTGAGCAGCTAACTGTGCTGTGATTTCATCCTCTCCTGCTGCACCCGGTGCAAGTAACATTTGAGTCCACTTTGGTAACAAAGCATCCATACAAAGTTCATCACGATAACCAATTTTGGAAACGGTGATTTCACGCTGTGTGAATGTTGCACTACCTGATGCTACTAAATCACATCCTGTGGCTTCTTGTGGATACGCTGTCAATGCAAATAATTGCAAAGCATCTGTCTTTTTTACTCCTGCTATTGGGGTTAAGTACGGTGCTGTCTTACCTTCATAATGCAGGGCTGTTAGCAATTCTCTCGATTGCTCGTTTACATAGTTTACTAAACTTGATACTACTAATCCCATTTGGTTTATTTTTTAAATTTTTCTAATTTCAATTTTTCAAACTTTGCAGTTTGTGCTTGTATTAATTCTTGTGCTGACATTTGCACTATATCTGTTTTCACGGGTTGTGATGGTGTGCTTACAGGCACTTCAGATAACGCCACAAATGCTTCGTTTAACAATTCATTAATCTTGTTATGATTTGCTATCTTAGCTTCCAATTCCGCAAACTTTAACTCAACCGCTTTTGCATTTTCTACAATGCTCATTTTTAGTTTTTCATTTTCGGTTTTTAAAGTTCCCATGTCGCTTTTCATTTCTACCATGTCAGGTGATTCTGCTTCGGGTATTTCTGATTCTACTACTTCTGAAATAATACCATCCAAAACTACTACTTGTGTTCCATCTACTAAAGTGTGTGAACCATCAGGTGCAGGAATATCACCATCAGGTGAAATTAAAGACATAACACTTCCAACTGCTAATGTTGGTGTTGCTCTTACTGCTTCGCCTGATTCTAAAGTTGTTTCAACATAATCAGCCGCTTCTACTTCCTCAACTACTGGTGGGGGTGTATCGTATTCTGAAAATGCCACCTTGATTTTGTCACGTAAATTTGTTAATTTTTCTATTGTTGTCATTTTATTAATAAGTTACTATTTACTATTTGTTTAATTTACTAAGCATCTGTTCAATTTCTTCAATGATTGAATCCTCACTTACTTGTGGGTCTAAATTAAATTGACCTTCTAAACTGAACCCTACAAACTTGCCCGATTTTACATCTTCCCAAACTTGGTCATCTTCTATCTTATATCCTACATACCAAGTTCCATAAGGTAAAGAATCAAACGGTGCAGGATTTGGTATTCCTTTCTTTTCGTCTGAAATAAAGGATTCCATAAGGTAGGCTTGAACTGGTGAACCTTGATGGTTAGTATTTACTGCTGTGGTGTTTTGAGATTTAAAAAACTTTTCTCTAATCTTACGAATGTTCGCTTCTGTACAGGTAACATTACATTTACCTATCCCTTCAAACTCTCTATAAATTAATTGGTTTGGTATTAAAACTGCACCAAAGACAATTCGTTCTTCCTCATTTTCTATTGAGAATTTTACTTGTTGTTCTTCAAATGCAATCCAACCTACCTTTATTGCAGGTCTATCTACCAATGACATACAAGTAATTCCTATCTGTACGCTGTCATCTACTGACATTTGTAATACTGGTAATTCCATATCCTAATAAGTACTAAATTTATTTTTGTTTATTTTACAACTGCTTTGGCTGTGATTCTATCGGCTGCTATTGTAGCTTCTTGAATGTCTTTTTGAACCACAAATACTTTAACAGGGGGTTGCTTTTGTTGTGGTTGGTTTGGGTTCTGTGGTTGTCTTATTTGTGTAAAGCCTGTTGTTGGTGCTTGAATACCTCCACCACCAGTTCCACCGCCACTACCTCCGCTTGTATTTGTGCTGCCTGTTCCTTTAAAGGTTTGTTTTTTAATAGTTATAACTTTAGCTAATCCACTTGCTACTGCTGCTGCTGCGGCAATTGCACCTCTTATAGGTGATGAAGGGTCAGGCACACCGGGTATAAATTGACTTTGATATGCTAATTGTGCAGCCATATATGTACTAATTACTGTTTGTGCAATAGATAATGCTTTGCCCCTTTCAAATGATTTCTTTTGTTGTTCTTCAGTTGCATTTTCGTTTTGTTGGTTAAGTGCATTTAGCAATTCAAACCCGGCTGTTATTGCTTGAGTTTTTAAAGATTGTAATGATTCTTCGTACTTTTTCTGTTCTTCTAATGACTTAGTATTTGATTTTGTATTTATCTCATTAGTTGCATTTGCTATCTCTAATTCTGTGGCTGTTGTATCTATGCCATAATCTTTTTGTGCAACTAATTTAGCATTAAGTTCTCTGATTTTTACATCTTCAAGTTCTTTTGCAAATGCTTCATCACTTGTTTTATTTTTAATATGATTGTTAGTTATTTCAAGTCTTTGCTTATCAAAATATTGTTTAGTTAATTCTTCAGTTAAAGCTAACTCATCATCTTTTATTTTTTTTAAATCATCTTGGAATTTCTTTTCTTGTTCTAATTTCTTTTTATTATTTTCTTCAATTTGATTTCTTTCAATATTTCCTCTCAATAGAAGAGTGGCACTATCAAATTTTATCAGGTCAGCATTTACTAATTCAGCCGCCTTTCTTTCTGCTTCCCTCTTTGCATCAAATTCAACAAGTTCTTTTTCATTAGCGTCTTTTATTAAATCTAACTTAGACTGAAAATCAATTGCAAGTCTTTGCTTTTCTTTTTCTGCTGCTACTTTTGCATCTTCAATAGCCTTATCAGTGTCCTTTTTAGCTTGTATTTTAGCATCATCTTCTAATTTTCTTTTATATTCTGCTTTGTTGTTTTCAATTTCATTTGTTTTATCAGCATACTCTTTAGCTTTATCAATGCCACTTGCATTTGCTCTGCCTAATATACGTTGCTCTTCTAATAATATTTCTTGTTTCTTTTTGAATATTGCTTCTGCTGATGCACCATTTGCTTCTAATGATTTTAGTTCACGATTAAGTTGGTCAATTCCACCTTCTCTTGCAGCATTTAATTTTTCAGTTTTATCATATTGTTTTTCAAGTTGCTCATTAAGTTTTTCTTTTTCATCTTTAGCTTTTTTATCTGCTATGGCTTCCGCATTTATGGATTCATTGTATTCAAGTATTTTACTAATTAATACACCAACTGCTATTACTAATAATCCTATTCCTGTTGATGCTAATGTGGCTCTAAATACTTTCATTGCACCTGTTGATGTTCCAACAGCAAACGCATAAGCCTTTTGTGCTGCTGTCATTGTGCCAGTTGCTTGAGCATCTGCTATTTTTGCAGCAGTTAAAGATGTAAATGCCTTAACTACTCCACCTTTTATTTGATTTCCTAAATCAACAAATGACTTTCGGGCAACCATTACACCCTCAATACCATCAGCAAATGCCATTGTAGCCTGTAATTTAGCTATGGTTTTCTCTATATCTTCGCTTGTATTACCAAATAAAACGGCTGCACCACTTGCCGCTTGAAATCCTCGTACTACTCCGTTGGTTAATGTTGAAAGTCTTGCAAACTTATCAGGGTTTAAACCATTAACTTTTTCGTTTAAATCACCCATCTCATCCTTTAAGGATGCTAATTTAGCTGCTGCCTTTGTAGCTTCAGGGCTTAACTCCCCAAACTTACGGGCTAATGCAATAGCTTCTTCTTTGGCTTCCCTTAATTCGGTCTTAATACTTTTTACCGACTTATCAGAACTACCTTTGTTTATTTCTAAGTCTAAACTTATTTTCTTTTCTGCCATTATACTATTACTATTTTATAAAACACTACTAACTTTAAATCTCTGTTACCTGCTGAATATGTACCATCTGCTTCAATCGTTATATTATCAGCAAAATCTGTATTAACATTTGTAGAACCTACTGCTATAACTCCTGAACCTTCACCTAACCACTCTGTACCTAACACCGTTCCTACTGTTGTTCCTGATAATGTTTTTAGTTTTATATCTCCTGTTCCTGTAAAAGAATAATTAGTTGTTCCGCCAGTTATTGATAAATATAATTTTGTTATTTCATAATGTTCGTTTGAATCTAATATTGGGAGTAATGCCGTAATTGTTGAACCATCTATTTCTTGAACAAATGTTTCATCAAATTCTAATTCAAACTTTCTTTCTAAGTCTACTCCATTAATCATTGCTCCATCCCTAATAATATTTGCGTTATCTGAATTATGAACAAATACATTTGGTGCAGATACTTTAACATTATCAGAACCGTATATGTAAACCTTATCCCCTACATTTGTTATAACATTCCCTGTTCCGTTGTTTACTGTGTCTGCTCCTGCATTATATCCTCCTGCTCCTTTGTAAACATTATCTACTCTGATAATATTACCATCTTTTCCTAATGGAACACCTTTGGTTGGTATTTTACCACCTGCATCAAATATACCGTTTCCACCTCTTAATGATTTTGAACTGGTTGTGTAAGATGCTTCTCTATCTACTTTTAGTAATCGGCATTTAACTAATTGTGTTCCTTCTATATTGTAATCAGATACATCAATTAATCTGTAATATGCTTCTTTAATAAAGTATTGTTTTCTAAAATTTAAAGTTATAAAATCATATACCGATAAATAAAAAAATGCTTCTAATACTTTGGAGTTTTTATTTGTTAATTCCTGTAATGTTTTATACCAATATTGTGAATATAAATTTGAATCGGTATAGGTTACATTCCCTGATGCACCAATATTAAAATCATAATAAACTGCCTCAGGTTGTCCGAAACTTAAATCAAATGTAGGTCTATATGGATTATCTAAATGTCCTGCATACGGATATGAAGTCCAATATCCAACGTCTGCACCTGTTGGTGTGTTTTTAATTGTGTACTGTGAACAAGATATTAAACCTCCCCAATAAAGTATTCTTAGTTTTGATTGCCCTTGTTTAACATTTGAACCATCTGCATCTGCAAATCTTATATCAGATATAATTCTATTGTTAGTACCTCCTAATGTATTGCTTAATGGTGTTGCTGCAAAGATTGGTTTTATTTCTTTTGTTTCGGTTAAGAAATCGTTTGTTATGTCAATCAATGCAGTTCCATAAACTTCTTTATAGTCTTTTAAATACTTTTCGTTTTGATAATCTTTGTCTTCTGAATATGTTAATCGGTATCTTTTTTGTTGATTCATACCCATAGGCGTAAGTTTCACATCTTGACCTATGTCTATTTTATTTGTCCAATCAACTGTGTCGGAAGTAAAGTAATCATCTCTTGGCTCTATCAATAAAGTGTTATCATTAGTTTGTTCAAAATAAAGATTAAACATTTTGCTCAAACCTAATATAAAATCCTTTTGTAAAATATCATTTGGCAACAAAGCGTTCATATCTACCGTATCACCATAAATAATATTTGATTGTGGTATTAATGAGAATGCAGAATTAATAGCTATGGTAACATTTATATTACTTCCATTGCTTAATATTTTTCTTATAGATGTTCCTGCAAAGATATTACCATAAACTATTCCCCAATATAGTTTATCACCTGCATCACAATTTACAACAAGACTTGTATATTCAATAGATGTACTTGCACTTGTTGAACCCGATGTACCAGGTGCTGTATAATAAAAATTAACAAATTTTCCATCAACAATATCTACAACACTTCCTACTTTTTTGAATAGCTTTAATTGTGCTGAACCATAAACACCTGATATGCCTGTGTTATTTGTTTGCGTTAAGGATGCAGATATTCCAAACTGATAATTACCTGCTGATGCACAAGTCCATATTCCTGTTGTAATATCAAAATCATTACCTACTGTATTGTGTAATGTATAAGCACCTAATAAACCTGAATCATCATTAAAGACTATTGGGTCTGCTCCTAATACATCATAGTATGTTTTTAAAGTTTGTGTTAATACCGTTGTATTTCTACCAACTAAAAAACTCCTATCATAAATCTCATCATTATCAATAAATAAATTCTCGGCACTAAACGGAACTATTAAACTTTTAAATCTTGTGCTATTAAAAAACGAACTACTATAACTCCATCCTGCTGCTGCAAATAATCTATCTATTATATCCTTGACAAATATTGCAGGTCTAAATGATGTGATACTCCAAACGTTATAATTTGTAGTTAGTCCATAATCAATCATTGGATATACATAACCTTCGCCCAATGTTGGATTCCAGTTGTCTGTTACGTTGTCATAAGTCCAAGCGTGATTTAAATCTGAAAAGTCTAAAGCGTTTAAGGTTAAATTCTTTATGTCATTAAAGAAATTACCAATGTTTGCATAAGCATTAATGTTATAAGCTATTTTGTTTCCATCTAATGTTACAATATTTAACATTTGACAATACCCACTCATAACTACTGCATTGTCATTCATAACAACACATTTAGCTTTTAAGTTCGGGTTGAAGTCTGCATTGAAGTTTGTTAAAGATGTGTTTTGAATTTCTTTATTAACCTCAAATATCATCCCGAATAAAGTAGCTACCGCAGGTGTGTTCTGAATAAGAAATCCCTTTGAGTTGTCTATCTGCTTTTGTTCGGGGTTTTCAATATCAACTATCTTTTTAGTAATTAATATTGAATCATCATTTACAATCGGGCAATTAACACCATTAATAAATACATTTATCATTGTCTTCTATCTTGGTTATCAATCTCAAAACTAAACGAAAGGTTAAATAATTTATCTACGGTGTTTGTTTTATGTTCAAATACATTTGGGTCTTTAACGGTAATGTTTACAAACCCATCGGCACTATTCCAATAAACCATAGGAGAAGTAATTAAATCTTCTAATCCATCAAGTTCCCATTGCTTTAATATATCTGAATTTAGTGTGTAGCTTTCTTTGGTGCTTACAATAAAATTCTTTCCTGTTATATCGTAGCTGTTTCTTACTATCGTGCTTCCTGATATTGGAAGGAATGTTGGATTGTAACTCTGCCGTTCTATTTCGGTTGTATGACGTGAACGCTTGTTAAAAATCCAACTATCCCATCCACCGTATCTATTCAACCAATGTATCTCAAAGGTTTCAAATTTGGAACAAGGTGTCCAGTCTATTTCAAATAAATATGTTCCTGATAATTGATAACCTGCTGACTGTTTTAAACAAATATAAAAATACTTATCTGTACTATTTAAACTCAATATACTTCCACTTCCTATTGCTAACATTGCAGCCGTTCCTATGTTTTGTGATGCTACCATTTGTGCAGAAGCAATAGAACTGCCATAACTAAAATGCAAACTAAAATCACTCTTAAAATATGCAAATTGAGAAACAGCATACGAACCACCCGAACCAACCCAATTCCACATCATTTGGACTAATTGTGATGATGTTATTTTTCGGACATTATACCCACCTCCAAAATATGTAGATGGTGCTGATGATACTTGGGCATCGTTTGCTTGAACCATATTATTAAACCCTGTTAATAATCTTTGTGTTAAAGTATTTGCACCTACACTTGTATTTAATTGGTAGTCTAACCAATCACCAACACTCCACCCTTGATATTTTAATCCTGCATTACTAAACCCAAATACGTTTGATGCTGTTGGGCTTCCTGTTACTGATGGAATTGCACCATAGCTTTCTCCAAATGTTACCTTTGCTGTTTTGTACTTTGTGTTTTCATTTTTTATCCCTGTTGCACTTGTTCTTAAATTAGTAATTCCCTCTGTTATCTTTGACTGTAAGATTTGTCGTGCATCAAATAAGATTTGAGTAGTTGAAGGGATAATGTCATATCGTAAAGTTGCAATAGGTGTAGCATCTGTATCAGGTGAATATACCTTAACCTCTATTTTAAAATTAGGGGCTGTACTTAAAGATGAACTTACTAAAAACTCAATAGGATTACCTACTGGTCTTATATAGTTGTAAGTTGTATAAGGTTGCTGTTGAATAGTAATTGCCATACTATCCTAAAAAGTAATTATTTAAGATTTGTTTTTAAAAACAAACTCAATGTCGTTTAAAACCTTATCACCGTAAACATCTAAGAAGTTAGTTTCAAAAGATTTGAAAAAGTCATCAGTCATAACAGAAGAATAAAACGGCACTCCTTCTGTTCCTTTTCTTTTTATTGACCTCCCTATTATGTAGGCTAATTGGTTTAGTTTGTCTTTGATGGATTGTTTACTCTTAACACCTTTCTTCTTTTTGTCATCTTGGAATCCGTCATAAACTATTCCCCTGTTTCGCATAAAAGATAATATTGCTTCACGTGGTATCGGTCTGCCATTCTTTTTAAACTTAAACCTTCCTGTGTTCTTTTTCTCGTTTGCCCAACCACTTACACCTTCATCAATAAACTCGTAGTAGTAGGGCATATATATTTGAACCACCCACTTAGTTGCATACTCTGTTATCTGTTGGTTATCGGGTTGTCCTACCTCCTGTGCTGTTACACCACTACTAAACCTGTTGTGACCTTTACTATCTTTCATAGTTGAAAGGTTATCTACTATTTTATCAATAGCTGTTTGGAAAAACGTTTCTAAAAAATCTAATTCTTTACTCATTTTTGTAAACTTTCAAATGCTTCCTTATTCAAAATGTATTCCATCCAATTTAATAACTCTGCTGCCTTCCAATCGTATATCTCAACTGTCCGACAATTACATACCTTTGATAACTTCTCCAACCATATAAACCAACTATAAACCTCTAAGAAGTTTCCGCTAATGTTTGGGCTTGGCTCTTCAATATCTTGTTCATCTCCTTCAATTTCTTGAGGGAATAGTCTTGGATAATTCTTGGTGACAAGTTGTATTTGCGAAAAAAAAAA